CTGTACCTGATATTGGTACATTCTCTGACATTCGTATTATTGGCTACAATACAGGTATTCAGTGTATTGACTGCTTGGCAATGAACTTTACCAACATCAATATTTCTTTAGCTGACTTAGGCATCACAGCAGCTTCTGCTTCTTTTAGCGAACCTACACAGTTTAACTTTACTAACTGTACAATCGCTGGTGTTAAATCTGTAGGTTGTTATATTATTGGTGGTGGTCCAGTACGCTTTGAAGGTGGTGTATTTGAGATTGTTGGTTGTATGTCTGGTAGCTCAAAAAGTGTTGCATCAGCTATCTACTACCAAAACACAGCTTTCTTGCCTACAGGTTTAATTGTAGATGGCACATACTTTGAAGCTAACCAAGGTGCTGCTGATATTTACATTGACAACCTTGTTAGTGTTACAGCAAGGGCAGTAGATAACATCTACAACTGTACTTTTGCTCGTAATAATGCAACATTATACACTACTAACAATATATATGTTGCTAATAACAGTTCTACAGCTACTAACATTGTTAATACTGTAGGTAATGGATTTAAAGGTTTTTCTCCTTATACTGCTAGTGCATCTAGACTTTATATTGCTGATGGTGGTACTAATGCAAGTGCTGTTACTATTTATGGTTTAGGTAATTTTTATGATAGTACCACAGAAACTCCTACAGTAGTAACTAACATTACAGGCGGTGGTAGCGGTTCTCAAAATCTACAAAGTGTTACTACATTAGGAAGCAGCACAACTACTACTATTACTGCTGGCGGTACTTATGGTATTCAAATAGGTAACATTGTTGGTAGTGTTCCTTTTATACAAACAGCGTCAGCTAGTATGGGTTTTGTTGTTACTGGCGGTAGTAGTTCTGTTCTTATTACTTCTGCTAATGAATTAAGACCTTCAGTTAATAATGTAATGGCTCTAGGCTCTAATTCTTATCCTTGGAACAATACTTATTCTACTACCTATACTGTAGGTTCTAGCGGTGCTAACATTACAGCATCTGGAAGTAACCTTGTATTTAACGGAGTTGCTGCTGCAGTAGCTGGTACAGGGTTTGCTCCAGTAACTACAGACACTTACTACTTAGGTGGTTCTTCTCTTACATGGCATGGTCTATATTTAGGTAGTGGTAATTTAAATTGGAATGGTTATGGTATTCCTGCTCCTGCTGGCTCAACCACCACATTCTTGCGTAATGACGGTACTTGGGCAAGTCTTGCAGGTAGTGGTACAGTAACTAGCATTACAGCAGGTAGTGGTTTATCTGGTGGCACAATTACTACTTCAGGTACTATTTCTTTAAACACTGCAAATGCTAATAGCTGGACAGGCGTACAAGCATTTAGTAACGGTATTACGATTGGCTCTAGTGCTTTAACTATTGCTCAAGGTGGTTCTGGTGACTTAAGATTTGCAGGTATTTGTGGTGTAGTTCCTAGTGTTGGTTTTGCTCCTGTTTCAGACAATGCCTATTACTTAGGAGGAAGTACTTTACGCTGGGCTGTTGTTTATTCTGCTGGCGGTGTGATTACTACTTCTGATGGAAATGAAAAACAAGATATTGCAGCATTAAACGATGCTGAAATGAATGTTGCTAGAGCATTAAAAGGATTAATGAAATCTTTTAGATTTAAAGATGCCGTAGCTAAAAAAGGTGATAGTGCTCGAATTCACGTAGGTGTTATAGCTCAAGATGTTGAAGCCGCTTTTGCTGCACAAGGCTTAGATGCTCATAGATATGGAGTATTTTGTTCAGACGTTACTTATCAGATTAATGGAAAGACGCACGATACTGAAGGAAATCTTTATACTGCAGAGACCGTCGGTGCTACCGAAATAAATCGTTTAGGGGTTCGTTACGATGAACTATTTGCTTTCATCATTGCTGCTCTCTAACAAGGATACTTATGAGCGATTTAGAGAACCGTGTGGTTAAGCTTGAAGTTATTACAGACAACCATGATGACGATATTAGAGAACTTCGTGAGACTTCTATAGATATGAAATCTACCTTACATTCTATTGAAAAAAACTTAAATCAAATAAAATATCTTGTTATGGGCGGAGCTTTTGTTATAGTTGCTCAAACGATTGGTTTAGACCATGCAATAAGTTTGTTATTTAAAGGTTAATATGTCAAGTACATTTACAGTAGGTCGTGACCAAATCATTCAACTAGCTCTTCGTAAGCTAGGTGTATTAGAGCTTGGTGACACCCCCGACTCAGCAACAATTAGTAATGCTTCTTTAGCTTTAAATTTGTTTATTAAACAGATGGCTACAGAAGGTTTAAAACTGTGGACAGTTAATGAACTAGTTATTCCTTTAACTAATGCAAAGACTACATACGTCATAGGACCTGTATCACAGAATCCTACAACTGATTTAGATACTCCTAAGCCTTTAAAGATTATTCAAGGCTGGCTACGTCAAATTACGGTTAGTCCTCCTATTGATACTCCTTTGCAGATTCTTAGTCAGCAAGAGTATAACACTTTAGGTTCTAAGTTTAGCCAAGGTGTTGCTAACTCTATTTACTATCAGATTCGTCAAAACTCAGGTAACCTTTATGCTTATTTGACACCTAACTATAACGCTGCTTCTCAGTATGAATTGCACGTCATGGCTCAGCAGCCTATTGAAGACATCAACTATGGTATGCAAGTGCCTAACTTCCCTAATGAGTGGTTAAACACATTAGTATGGAACTTAGCTGACCAATTAGCTATTGAGTATTCTGTGCCTGGAAATCACCGTCAAGAGATTGCAGCAAGAGCTAAAACATATCGTGACCAGCTTACTGACTGGGATGTTGAGTCTACTTCTACATTCTTCCAAGCTGACCTTCGCATGGCTAACGTAACATTTGGACAACCAAACTAATATGCCTATTGAACGTATTCCTTTAACGCAACCTATTGACACACGTAATGGGTTTTTAAACACTGACTCTAAATGTGTTAATGGCTACTTTGAGAGTAGCGAAAATATGCGTATGTTTGTTAAAAGGCCAGGTCTAATTACTGCTCCTGATATTCCTTCTTTGCCTGCTGGTAAAGGTCAAGGTATTTATACTTTTCAAAACAATGTATACGCTGTAGTTAACAACGTTCTTTATAAGATGGCTGTGCCGTCTTTTGCCACTACTGTAATTGGTTCTCTTTCAGGTCCTATAGCTACTTGTTACTTTGTTCAGACATTAGACGCACAATATTTGTTTTTACACAATGGTACTAATGGTTATTTGCTTAATGGCACTACAGGAGTCTTTAGTCAAATAACTAATGATAAAGTAGCTGTTACCACTATTATTACTGGTGGTTCAGGCTACACAGCTCCTACAGTAGTGTTTGACCCTCCTCCGTCAGGCACTACAGCTACAGGTACTGTACAGATGACTAGTGGCATTATTACTGGCATTACTATTACTGATGGTGGCTCTGGATATGTTACAGCACCTAATGTAACAATTAATGACCCTACTGGTATGGGTGCTGCGGCTACTTGTTTGTTAAACTTCTTTCCTACAAGTGGTTTAGTACCTGGAGCAATCTTTTTAGATTCTTATGTTATTGTAGGTACACCACAAGGTCGTCTCTACTCTAGTAATGTAGGAGACCCTACTACATGGAATGCTTTAGACTACATTACTGCTGAAGCTCAACCAGACTTATCTATTGGTATTGCTAGACATTTAAACTATGTTCTAAACTTTGGTCAATGGTCTACTGAGTTCTTTTATGATGCAGGTAATCCTATTGCCTCTCCTTTAACCTCAGCACCTTCTTATCAGCTTGAAATAGGCTGTCTTAATGGTAACACTATTGTTGCCTTTGACCAGACTGTGATGTGGGTAGGAACCTCTAAAACAGGCTCTAACAGTGTTTATTTGTTAGATGGTGTCTCTCCTGTCAAAGTATCTAGTACCTACATAGATCGCATTTTAAACAGGTCTCCTACTGACTTAATTGCTTATGCAATGAAATACAACGGGCATACCTTTTATGTCTTGACAGCTCATCTATTTAATGTTACAATAGTATACGATGTAAATGAAAAAGTATGGGTACAATGGACTATGTGGGCTACCGATGATGCAGGTAACTACGGCGAACAGTACTTTAGACCTTTATATTACACTTACATTGGTATAACACATGTATTGTTAGATGACGATAACGGTAAGATTTACGGTATGTCAGAAAACTTTTACACAGATTCAGGTGCTCCGATTTATTATCGTTCAGTAACTAATCTTATTGACAATGGAACAACTAAGCGTAAGTTTTATAATCGAGTTGAGATTGTAGGAGACAAGGTAGCTGCCACGATGAATATTAGGCATACCGACAATGACTATCAATCATGGTCTCCTTATCGTGCTGTTAACTTAAACCAGTCTAGACCACAGATATACCAGACTGGTGCAGCACGACGCAGAGCTTGGGAGTTCTTATGCACCGATAACGTGCCATTAAGATTAGATTGTGCTGAGATTGACTTTAATATTGGAGAGCTGGAGCAAGATGGTGTAGGACCAACCCAATATAGAAAGTAATAAATGAAAACAATTAGAGAACTTCATAAGAAAATGGTAGGTACTTTTGAGATTGATCTCGGAACTATCCATAACTTCTCAGAGGGTTTATATGCAAAACAAATGTTTGTACCTCAAGGATATGTAGTAGGAACACACGCACATACATTTAACCACTTAAGCATTCTTGCTAAAGGTAAAGTAATAGTACGAACAGATGAGGGAGTTGCTGAATATACAGCACCTGCTTGTCTTGAAATTAAAAAAGGTATTCACCATGCTATTGAAGCTTTGGAAGATACCGTTTGGTTTTGTATTCATGCTACTGATGAAACAGATATAAACAAGATTGATAAAGTATTGATTGAAGGTGCTCTATGAATTTTGATGTTAACAACGGAAGATTAGTTCCTAAAAAAGACTTTAAATTAGTTGGGTATGGTTTTGATGTGTTGCCTTATATGGCACAATTAAATGCTCATCCTGAGTTATGGGAAGAGAGTAGAGATTTTCGCAAGGTGTCTCGTTATAATGGCGAGCTGTCACCGCATCGTGAGTCGCAGGATATTTGGGTGCGTCATCAACCGTATGATTCTTTTGGTAGCTATGATGCTAATGAAGAAGAACAGGCTAAAATGATGGTTCCTACGGTTTCTGAATGGTATCCAGAATCCTTAAAGTTACCAGCAGCTATGGACATGGCGGAAACTGTTTGCAAGTATCTTGGTGCTATACAGTTAGGTGGTCATTATGTTATTAAAGTACCAGCAGGTAAAAAAGTATATCCGCACATTGATTTTTCTTGGCACAGTACTTATTACAACAAATACATGGTGATTTTAAAAACACAACCAGGAGTTGTTTTTGGTTGGGAACATAGTGGAAACCTTATCCCTTTAACAGGAGATTTGTGGAACTTTGAAAATAATACAAAACATTGGGTTTACAATGATTCTGATGAAGATGTGTTAATTGCAACTTTTAGTGTCCGTACATTTAATATGGATAGATGTGACGCTTTCAATAATATAAAAAGGAAATAATATGCCAGCAGGATGGGTATCAGCAGGAGTAGCTACCGTAGGTTTAATTAATAATATGACTTCAGGAAATACTGGCCCAAGTAGTCAAGGTCAGTCGGACCCCTATGGTCCGTACCGTGGACAAGCAGCTAATCAATTAAATAGTTTGGTTAATAACCCTTCTCAAGCATTATCAGCTCCAGGGTTTCAGCAAACATTGCAACAAGGTCAACAAACTGTTAATCGTGGTATGGCAGCTACTGGACAATTACAATCTGGTGCAGAACAATCTGCTTTGCAGTCTCTTGGTCAAAATACATTTAGTTCTTACTATAATGCTCAATTAGCTAATTTAATGCAATTATCAGGTGCTTCGCAAAATCCTGCTGCTGCTGGTTTGGCTCAATCACAAGCTGCTACATTAGCACAAAATAGAACATGGCAAAACGCTAATCAAGCTTCTTCTGCTATTGGTGGTTTGTTTAATACTGGTGGTAATAGTAACTTAGGCGGTGGCGCAGCAAACTATTATGGTAGCAGTGCTATCTCAGGTGCTGGTTCTTTATTAGGAGATACTGGAG